GCCACAAAAGAATATCACGATACCCATACGGGCGGGACTGCCTTTGATTTCTTTCTTTCAGATACCGCAGATGGGGCTTTTAGTCAATTATTTTCTTCGACTACAGGTGAGGCACAGTCTACGGATTCTGTAACCGCAGCGTCAGCAACTTCTCCCGGAACCTTGATTGAAGATTATATAACTGAATCAGGCGATCCGACTTTTGTAATTCTTTCTGAGGGTGTATATAAATTTCATTTACATGCCGAGGTAGATGCAACGGCTGGAAGGGACAAGGCGAAAATAGTATATGAGCTTTATTCCGCGGATTCGGCTGGTGCTAATCAAGTATTGCTTATAACATCAGAAGCATCCACGCAATTAACCACTGTAGACACGGAATATGACGTGCATGGAACATTGGATGCTGAGACGATGATAGGGGTAACGGATAGGTTGGTTCTTAAAGTTTATGCGATACTGGTTGCAGAAACAGGTAATACAGATCCTGTAGTAACCATAACGATGGAAGGAACGGGAGCGACTACTACGGCTACGAGAATTTCTATAAAGACATCCTCTACCGCTTTCGATGATAGGTATGTTGAGGTGGCTGGGGATACGATGACGGGGGCTTTAACCTTAGACTCAACTATTAATAAGGTAACGATTACGGCTCCAGCTTCAGCATCAACTTTAACAATAGCAGACGGTAAGACTTTAACTGTTACAAATACAGCAAATATAAATACTTTAACAGACGAGCAGATATGCAATTATGAAGCTACAGGAACACAAATAAACTGTGATATAGCGATTGATGTTTCGGGGGCATGTGCTGCTAGTTCATTGTGCGGTGGGGGGCATGGACATGCCGCTGCTGATATAACAGATCAACATGCCAGCACAGACATTACGGCTGATCTTGAGGAGGAAGTAACGGAGGGATCGCTTGCTGACAACACAATAATTTCTGCTGACATTAAAGATGGTGTTGTGACAGAGGTAGACCTCAATGCTACCAATACTCCAGGCGTAGGCGAAGACAATTATGTTCTCACCTATAATCATGCAGGCACAAACTTTACTTGGGCTGTTGATGCAGGAGGCGCAGAGGTTAATGCTCTTGAGTCAGTAGCGACAAGTGCAGCGTCTAATGAAATCTTTGTTGGGACAGGAGTTGATGCAGGGGCATATATAGGCATTACGGCTTGTGCCACAGATGAGAAGATAGAATATACAGATGGTGCTCCGAATACTTTTACTTGTGAGGCAATTAGTGGTTTGATTGATGCTGATATATCTAATACGCTAACAGCCAGTCTACTCACCGTAGCAGATACGGAAGATGCCACAACCTTTGTAGGATTATGGGCGGATGCCACAGGAGATAAAGCACCCCTTACTGATGAAACATTAACCTATGTAGCAAATACTGGAGCATTAACTGCTACAACCTTTGTAGGGGCATTAACAGGAAGCTCTACGGAAACAGCTTCTAACGCTACATGGACAACACACGATAGTTATCCAGCAGCTTGTAGTAATCAGTTCGTCACAACAATAGGTGATACAAATACTTGTGTTTCTGTAGCCCCTGCTTATGTAGCATCTGGAGCTTATGACTTAGGTACTTCAATGGAAGCAGATACGATTACTGAAGGTGGAAATGCAATATGGAACGCTACAGAAACAGATATCATAGACTCTACTCATTATGTAGCTGGTTCAATAGACTTGGAACACATGTCCTCACAATCCGTAGATAGCGACAATATTGTAGAAGCTACCATAGTAGAGGCAGACATGAATGTCGATGAAGCACCTGCTGATAACGATATACTTACTTATGATACTACAGGTGCAAACTTCTCATGGCAGACACCAGCAGAGTTAAGTTTAGAAGGTGAATCGCATTGTTCAGAACATGATGGCAGAAGCACAACTTGCGCAACGGAGGTTTTAAATGCTGATGAAGAAACATATATTTATAAAGCAAAGATAGCATTTGAGAATCCAGTTGCTACTGATGATTTTGTTTTTGGGGAATTAACACACGCCGTTACATTCACATCAATTTATTGTAAAACCCTAGTTGGAACAGTTACACTTGATGTAACCTCTGGTGGTACGGATATAGAGGGAACAGATATTGTATGTGATACTGATGGACAAAGTGATGCTGGTATCAGTAATGCTTCTGGTTCAGCAAGTGACGAAATAAAACTTGCAATAACTGAAGTTGCTTCAGCTCCTACATACTTATTTCTTCAATTAAATGGAACTCAAGATGATTAAGAAAATACTCCTAATACTACTACTCTCAACCTCACTATGCTACGCAGCTAATGAGGATTTGAGTACATACTCAGAGAATGACCCGAATGGTGATATATCTTGTACTGGTGAGACCTGTACAATATCTACTATGTTATTAAATATAGACGCACAATGCTATAAAGATTACACAGCCTCTCACTTTGGTAACTTTGATATAGATTTCACAGTTGACATAGGTGCACAAATAGGTTCTGGTGGATACGGTGGGGTCCTAGCACTATGTGAAACTGCTGATTACAGTATCTCAGAGGCTGCTACTGCCAATGAATGTCTTTATGTAGGCTATTGGAGTGACAGTGACACAGAAACATGGTACATGGAAGACTTTGAGAGTGACAACTTTGAAAGTGTAGCTGATGATAATGTAACTGCTGCAAGATACTTTACTTTTACAAGAACAGGTACTACCTGCACCTTAAATATATATTCAGATTCAGGTAGAAGTTCTCATATTTCAGGTAGCCCATTAACAGATACAGGTTGCCCTACTACTTCATATAGATATCTATATGTAGCTATGACCGCAGAAGCAGGTGGATCAATTAGTATTGACTATGCAATATCAGGAGTGAACCTTAATGAAGCTGCTGCAACAAGAAGGATAATTAGTATACAATGATATTCTTTAACACATTACAAATTGTACTCGCTATAGAACTAGCCTTATGGTTAGGGTATATAGCCTGGAAATGGATATACTCGGGTGACAATTAGAGTCAAAACAATCCGTTCATTGAAAACTATGACTTCGTCGAAAGATGATTCGTCAAGAGAACAGACTTTGCAAGACCCTTTTTCGTTAAGAGCGATTAACCGTCGCCCGAGAAACTCTTATGGATGTGACCATAGACTAAGCAGGAAAGAGACAGCTCGATTAATTCAAGCAGCAGAAGAGGGAGGTTGGTAATGAATGGAGATGCTCAGCAGATTTTCAACAAGCTCATAGAGCTAGAAACAAAACAGGAAGAAAGGCACGGAGAGAACAAAAGTGATCTCAAAGTATTATTTTCTAAAGTTTCTAAACTAGACAATCTCCCCTGCGAAGTTCATATTGAACGACTGAAAGGCTTTGCTGGCCAGTTAGCTATCTTTAAGATGTTAGTTATTGGCACCATATTCGGAGGCATTGTTCTTGGTTTATGGGTTCATGTTGCGATGGGGAGGTAATAATGGATATTTCTCAGAAAGAGGCTGGTCATACCTTTAAGAACCTGGCAAGTTTGCTTAAAGAGAAAGACAAGCATGTTAAGATGGCACTTGCTCTGGTTGATCAGATAGAGACTACACAAAAGGTAAAGAAGGAGATTACTAAAAATATTCTGAAGTATGATAATTTAATCGTAGATTATATAGACAGAATGCATAAGGAGTTATTCAATGGGAAAACCGATTAGATCAGATGCAGTATACCATGGCCAGAACATAGACTTAGATGGTGACAGCTTTGTCCGGTGTGCCAGGTGCGGGTTCCCTTGTAAGACAGATAGAGATATAAGTGCTTCAGAAGGTTCACGTGTTGGGTGGGGGATAACTAACACTTCCTATGATGGTTGCTCTACTTTATATGATGATGCTACTGTCAATTATGAACAGGGCAGTGAAGGATATGACACAACAATAACTTATGACAAGGCAGATGTGTCTTATGATACAGGTGCAGATACTACCAGTCATTTAGGATATGACGGAATAGATAAAACTATATATGATCCAATTCAAACAAGTGGTTGTCCTCAGTGCGGGACACTGCTTTATTAAGGAGGAAACATGGCAACTTATCCAGCAGCAGTAATCAGTTTAACAAACCCAACTACAACCAGCAAACTAAACAGCCCCAGTCACGCCACGCAGCATGAGAATGCTAATGATGAGATCGAGGCCATAGAGACAGAGCTTGGTGTAGATCCAGCCGGTTCTCATGCAACTGTTGTTGCGCGGCTTAACAGAGATGATGCATGGAGCAACATTATATATTATACTGCTGTTACAACTTCTACTGTTGCTACAACAGCTTTTTGGAGAGCTCCATATGCTTGCACTATTTCAGGATATGCACAGGCAACAGCAATTTCTACTGCCACCACTCAATCTGTAACGGTGGCTCATACATCTGCCGGAGATAATGCTTTAGCAATAACCGGTGCCACATTAGGAGCCGTAGGAACCGTAGGCCTTCCTGTTATTTTTACTGCTTCAGCTGTTCCATCAGCAACAGCAGGAGAGGTTATGCGGTTTGTTGTGGTAGGTTCCACAGCAACTACTCAAACATTTAGCATCAGTCTAGCTCTAGCTAAGACAGATACTACATAATGGAACAGGTCATGGGATATGTTATCATGACAGTCTTAATAATAGTTTCATATAAACTATGGAGGAAAGAATGACCCGATCAGAGATCAGAGACCTGGCACGTAAGAAGTTGGGTGAAACCACCGCAGCTTTCTGGACTGATGCTGAGATGAATATTTATATCAATCTAGGCTGTAAAGACCTTGCGAACAGGACTAAATGTTTACGAAGTAATACAACGATTTCCACTTCTAGCTGTGAAGCTTCAACAGCATCAAGTGCTGCTGTTTCCAACGAATATACTATCTCTAGTAACATTGATGATTTCTTTGCTGTCACAGAGGTTGCATTCATGCAGGAAGGTACGGACTGGAGGAAATTACAATCAACCTCAAGGGAAGACTTAGACAACTGGAGTTCAGGTTGGCGTGCATTGGTAGGATATACATACACTAACTCTGCCGGGACAACAACTTACAATTATCAGTCTACCCCAGGGACACCTACTCATTATTATTGGAATAGAGAAGAAGATGTCTTAGGACTATACCCTCCTCCTGATGATGATAATGAAGGATCATACTTAAAGGTTTATTATACTTATGATCATACAGACTTGTCTTCTGATAGTTCTTCCCCATCGTTGCCAACGCCACTACATCTTGGTGCCGTTGACTTTACAGTAGCAACAGCGTTGGAAACCCGTGGACTTGGGGATAAAGCCAACGATGCTTGGCAGAAATACTTCTCAAGGATCAACGATTACAGGACTGAGCGTAAGAATGAGAGAGAAGATGAAGACATTGTTATGAAATCAATTTATAATATACGATGAGCCGATTAACAGAACAAGGAAGATTGAAGATAATTAAAGCAAACAAACGTACTGGTACCTTTGCTCGATATAATCAAATACGTTCAAGTTTGCCTGGATACGTTAATCCTATGAAGGGAAAGAAGCGTTCAGACTTGGTAGAATATAATCGTAAACGAAAGGAATCTGGTTGGTATGCTATCAATAATCCAATGAAAGGTAAACATCATTCTGCGGAATCTAAAAAAAAGATAGTGGCCAATAGAGACAATAAAGCTATTGGAATGAAATTAAAAGGTCGTGTTTATTCTTTTGAAACTATTAAACGTATGCAACAAGCACATTCAGGAAGTAAAAATCCTATGCATGGTAGAAAGCGACCTGGTTCATTAAGTGGCGGCTGGAAAGGTGGGATAACAGAAATTAATCATGGCTGGCGACGTGGTACAGAATGGAAAACTGTGCGTAGAACTATTATTATAAGAGATGAGCTTACTTGCAAAAAATGTGGTGTCAGGGATGTTAGGTTTGATGTTCATCATATAAAACCCTACAAAAAATATCCTGAGATTAGGTTTGAAGAAGACAATTTAATTACTCTTTGTAAAAATTGTCACAAGAAACAACACAAAGGAACATAAAATGAGTCCATTAACAGAGCAGTTAAAACAATGGTACATGAAGACTCTTCCGGGTATGAACAACCTTGTGGAAGACCTTGACCTTAAAGACAAATGGGTTGAGACAGCCCAGAATTGCAGATTTGAGGAAGAGCCCGGGGCAGTGGACAAGCGTACTCCTGTTACTTACTTTAACAGTACTACTTTAGGCGCAGGGGCTTACGGGGTAACGGGCCTTTACAGATACTATACTTCAGGTGGAACGTCTGAGTTTATCTGTATTCATAATACAACAGCTTACGTTGGAGATGATTCTGCTGGCACAGGGGCAGCTATTAGAACAAGCCTTACTGCCGGTAAGCGTACAAGCTTTGTTACGTATAAGGATATTCTCATAGGTTCTAACGGTTATGATAATCCTTGGTGTTATGATGGGTCTGATGACGTTTCATGGGAACTAGGTGCATGTAAGGTTGTAGTGAGTACTGCTACAGGAAGCCTTACTGCTGCAAAGAGTTATTCTTATCAAGTAGCTATTACTGTCAGCAGTGCTACTCATATATGCGGGGCTATCAGTAATGCGGTTACCACTACAACAACAGGTGCAGCTGAGCTAACTGACATTCCTCTTGGCCCTCCTGGTACGACTAATAGGTTAATATATAGAACTAAAGCAGATGAAGCGGCTGGTACGCATGGCAATTACGATCTTTTGGCTACGCTAAGTGATAATACTACAGTCATTTATACGGATACCACAGGTGACGGTTCTCTTGGTGCAACAGTAGCAGCAGTAAGTGATGACATGCCTGTGGGAGCTGAGCTAAGATTACATAGAGAAAGACTGTTTATATCAAGAGACCCTAGTAATCCTAATAAGATATATTATTCTAACCCTTGGTTGCCTCACTTTATACAGCAGACATCTAACCTGGACTATATGGAGATAAGCCCTGAGGATGGTGATGAGATTTCGGGAATACCTATACAGCTAGGGACAATGGTATGCATCAAGAAGAACACCATACGGAAGATTCATATCACCTCCCCTACTTCAGGAGCAGACCCTACGACATGGTATGCTGATGACCCTATGGCATGGAACGGGTCTCCGGCCCCATGGTCTATTACTCAGACTCCGTTGGGTATAGTCTTCTTAGGATGGGATCATTGGTATCTGTTTGATGGTGCGGGAGCTAGACCTATTATAGATGAGTTTGATGTTAAAGATATTCTTGAATCAGGATACTCTGATGTAGTAGGGTTCTATCATAAAGGTATTATGCTCGCGGCGTATGCTGATAAAACAATAGCCAACCAGTTCCATGACCGCATTATGAGGTATAACTTCAAACGTAAAACGTTGAGCTATGACTTATGGACAAGTACAACTGTATCAGGAGCTAACTGCTTTGCTTCTAAGTCTGGGGATGATGAGACAGGGGAGCTGTATTATGGGGACTCTCAGAAAGGATATATCCTTAAGGACAAAGAGTCTGAGGATTCTTATAGGTTAAGAACAAAGACTGAATGCCTTGAGGGAACAGCTACTGATGTTTTTGTAGGAGGTACGGAGTCATCTCCGTATTTAGAGATAGGTTCTACGACTTCATCTTCTACCATACCTGACGATATGTGCATATTCTGGGATCAGGAAGACACCAGCCCTGGGGCTGGATGGGAAGATATCACCAGCACTTATAGTGAACGGTTTATTAAGATTTCAACAACAGCTGCCTCTACTGCTGCTGCTTCTACTCATACTCACAGCGTAACAGGTGAAACAGAAGGTATGGATGGAACATGGATAAACTCAGGTGATCCTGGGCAGAATGCTACCTTAGTCAACCATACTCATACTGTTAGTCTTACTAGCGGGACAGCTACTCCAACCCCTAGGTATGTTAATCTACGCATGTTTAAGGCTTCTAGTTGTACGACCTCAGAATTTCCTGATGGTGCTATTATCATGTGGGATCAGGAAGCTGCTCCTACAGGATGGCAGACTGTCTCTAAGGATGGGTACTATACACGTATATATGCTACCTCTTTAGGCACAGGCGTAAGCTCAACTCACTCTCACTCTTTTAGCGGAAGTACTGATACAACCACTACCAGTAAAGCACAGTGTGAAGGTCAGTATCCTGGGCCTGCTATATGTTCATATTATTCTCATAACCATACTATGAGCGGAACGTTGGCTTCAGCTTCTCAAGATGATTGGGAGCTTGATCATGTCAAGGCTCACTTTATAAAGAAGATTGGGGAAGCTGATACTTGGGATGGGTCAGACCAGTATGCTTATGCTTTATATATAGGATCAAGTACACCTACTGGATGGACAGATGTTTCTACAACTTATACTGGGAACTATTTAAAGATTGGCCCGAGCGAATCTCCAAGTACCGGGTCTGCAGCAGATCCTTCTCACGTTCACTCTGTTACTGCAGGAACCACTGGAGATTGTAATTATACCACAGGTACATCCGGGTCTAACTTCCAGGCATGGAGCGATCACGGACACCCTTGGTCTAATTTATCTGCTTCTTCAGGTTCGTCTGGAGCGCCTGCTAGTGTAACGTTTAAGATGTATAAGATAGTCCTCGGTAAGATGAAGGATTATAATGCAGCTATAGCTGTTTCAGCTACAGGGGGGACATGGACATCTCCTTCTCAGCAGATCAATGCTGAATCGTTAGGCAATTTATATTGGAATGAAACCCTTGCAACCGGGGATACTATTCTTTTTCATGCAAGGGTAGGGGCCACTAAAGCAACTTGTGAAGCAGCTAGTTGGACAACAACGGGATATACTAACCCTAACGGGTCTATTATTGGTGAAACGGCTAACGTATGGTTTCAGTATAAGATAGAGTTTACAGCAGTAGACAGCACAGTATCTAATCCTAAAGTGTACTTTACCAACGGTTATGTTGTCAAGTATACGTATTCTAAGGGTGCTACCAGTGCAGAGACTAGCGTTGCTTTCGTTTATGACGTTGGGTTCAGGAACTTTGATACGCCTATGATTGATAAGTTCTTTAAGAAGATAGGCACAGCTCATGAAGGTGAAGAAGGGTCGTTTGATCTGGATTGGGAAACGGAGAACTCTAATGATTCCTTTACTATTGACCTTCCCTCTAATCAGAAGCGTTGGGATAGTTATTTCCAAAGCACAGCGTTCGGAAGGGAAGTTAAGTTCAAGGTGTATAAGAACGACCTCTACGACTTCAGGCTCAGTGAAATCCAAGGGTTATATACGGAAAGTTCGGTGATTATATGATCAATAAGCCAGGAGATATTACAAGCTTTAAGGAAGATTCTCAGGTACCTATTTTAGGAGAGATGCTTGATACTATTTTTAGAGAGGCGGTTAGTGTGAAACATGTTCAGACCCTTCCTACAACTGAAGATGTTGCTCAGAATGAGATAGCTATATATGATGATGACGCTGGCAATACAGGTATATATGCTATGTCAGCACAGGGTAACTTGTTATCTTTGTCAGGGACACCATCAGGTGGGATTATCATGTGGAGCGGGGCTGTATCAGCTATTCCAACTGGTTGGGTTATCTGTGATGGGAACAATAGCACTCCTAACTTAACAGATAAGTTTGTAATCCATGCTGATGATGATAGCGGTGGTACAAATGACGTAGGAGATACAGGCGGTGCTCATTCTGTAACGTTGACAACAGCTGGGATACCGGCTCATATTCACAATGGTTACAGTAGGTCTTCTGGTTCCGGTGGTTATGCATATGCTTTAGTTAATGGTAGAAGTGATCAAGGAATAGATGCTACTTCTGCTGATAATGCTCAAGAATCTATTGGCGGCAGTGGTTCACATGAGAATAGGCCAGCGTTTTATGCTTTGGCATATATAATGAAGACTTAATGGAATGGGATTGTGATAATTGTGGTACTTGTTGTCGGTTAAAAGAATGCAAGCATTATTCAAACAGTGTATGCGAAATATATGAAAATAGGCCAAACGAATGTCGTTCGGAATGGGCAAATAAGACTTATTATCCCAACATGGATTGGAAGGAGTTCATTGAATTATCAAAACAAATGTGTAAATTGCTGAGGGAATTTGAAAAAAGGAGGAGTGAACATGAATTGCTTGCTATACGAACTTTGCAAAAGGAATCCGGGATTAAAGTTTAAGGATTCCAGGAAGCTCATTCCAATTAAGGAAGGGCTTGAATTTGCTCGTTATTATATATCTGACGGGATTAAGTTTATCTTTAATGGGAAGAACTGGCATGCCAACAGTGACTTTGGTATTCCTATTGAAGAAGTTAGGTTTGATGGACTTGTTGGTGAACCAATGTCAACCGCCATGGCGTTACTTTATGGCTCAATGGCAGCGGGAGGGGGCGCAGCTTTAGGTGGCTGGCTTGGGAAAGGCGAAGCTCCTGAGCAAGGATATGATGTTGTTGATATGCCTCAGTATCCTTGGGCTGAAGGAGCTCAGCAAGATGTTAACCAATACCTTACTGGGGCTATGGAATCTATGGGTAGAGGAGAGACTCCTCCTTGGATGTCTATGTTTGACCCTATGCAACAAGGAGCGCAACAGAATCTTAGTGATCAGTTCTATGGTACTGCAGGTAGGCCAGGGAATTTAAGGGATATGATGGGCGTGGCTTCTCAGACAGGTGTTGGCCCTAAATCAGCTATGGCTCAAGGTCAACAGCTTACGAATGATTATATGTCAGAAGGTAGAAAGATAGATGAATACTTT